AATTAGATGACAATAAGATAGAAAAGATGATGCAAGCTTCTGTCAATATGAGAGATAAGATTGATGAATTAGAAAATCAAATTACTGAAATCAAAACTCAGAAAGACAAAGTTGATTTAGCTTTAAACGAAGCATGTAGGACATTAAATGTAACTAGTTTAAAAACTAAAGTTGGAACATTATCAAGAACTTTACGTACGAGATATTGGACAAGTGATTGGCCTGAAATGTACAAGTTCATAAAAGAAAATGATATGCCTGAGTTCTTTGAAAAGAGATTAGTTCAATCAACAGTTAAAGAGTTTTTAGAACAAAACCCTGACAAAGCACCACCAGGTTTACAAGCAACAAGTGAATACACAGTAAGAATAACTAAAAGTAGAACTAAGGAGGAAGTATGAGTACAGATTTAGACGTATTTGGTAGCACCGCAGTAACAACACACAGCCGTAGAGATGATGGCTTTACTGCAAATATAACAGGTAGTTCAACAACTGCTAAACGTATTTCTATACGTGGTGGTAAATTTAGATTGATGGTTAATGGTAAAGAAGTTGAGAAGTCAAATCAAGATGCACTCGATGTAGTTATTGTTAATGCATCACCACACGTGCATAGAATGTATTTTTCTAAAGCGTATGTACCAGGTGAAAAGATGCCACCACCAACATGTTGGACATCTGATAGTCAAAAACCTGATGAAGCAGTTGTAGAAAAGCAAGCAGAAAATTGTTTATCATGTCCACAAAACATCAAAGGTTCAGGCGCTAACGGAACTAAAGCATGTCGTTTTAGTAGACGTGTTGCGGTAGTTCGTGCTGATGATATGAATGGTGATGTTTATCAAATGACTTTACCTGCACAATCAATATTTGGTAATGGTACAAAAGATTGTAAACCACTACATGAATATACAGATTACGTTCGTGCTAATAGTCAGAACTTGATGTCTGTTGTATCACGCGTATCTTTTGATGAAGACTCATCAAGCACTAAGATTGGCTTTAAAGCAATTCGTATTCTTACAGATGACGAGTATGCAGTATGTGCCACGAAGTCAACATCAGAAGAAGCTAAACGTGCAATTACTTTATCAGTAAGCGTTAACAAAGATGAAGATGGTGAAGAGTTTGAGACTAAGAAACAACAACCTATTCAACGTCCTGAAGTACTAAAAGTAATAGACGATATTCCTGAACCAACAGTTCGTGCAGCGGAGAAACCTACACCTCCACCAGCACCAAAACCAGCAGCACCTAAAGCAGATCAAGGTGATGTTAGTTTAGATGATTTGGTATCAGATTGGGCATAACTATGAGAGGCTATTCTCAAATCATAGTCGAAGCAAATATGCAAGCGAAAGAGACTATCGGGACTATATTAGGTGCTATGTGTATATCACTTAAATACCCCGCTAGTCAAGTAGCGAAAAAACTTAACGTATCAAGACAAACGGTGTATGATTGGTTCTCTGGTAGGAAAAAACCAGCCGTACGACATCAATTAAAAATAAAAGAATTGATTGTTGCGTTAGACAAAAAGTAATACAAAGGGCGAAAGCACTTTATTTATATGTATAAATTCGTGATGGTATTTTTGCAATATATTAATCGCGAGTAGCCCACCAATTTTAAGCAGTAAAACTTATTTCGAGAGAAACATGCAAACAAAAGAATTCTTACAACAAGTATGGCCTGAGACGGGACACTATTGTGTTCTTGGCAAAGACCAACAAAATGTAGTAGTTCCTAAGTTTATAAATACAATTGACGAAGCAGTAACCGCAGTAAATAGATTATTAGAAGATCAACAAGATGTTTACTTTGCCTGTTCTACATACATTGAACCCACTGAAAGAAAGAAGATCAATGCAAAAGAACAACGCATTCTATGGTTAGATATAGATTGTGGCTTTGACACTAAAAAACGTAAATGGAAAGACTACGAAACAAAAGACGATGCTCTAAAAGCATTACGTAAATTCACAGATGATACACAGTTACCCGAGCCTACGATTGTTGATTCAGGTCGCGGCGTGCATTGTTATTGGCCTTTCACAGAACCCGTAGATAAAGCTATATGGCAACCCGTTGCTGAAGGTTTAAAGTTTTTATGTGCTAAACACAGTCTTAAAGCTGATGGCGCATGTACGGCAGATATGGCTCGTATCCTACGAGTTCCTGGTACAAGAAACTATAAAGATATAAATAAACCTGAAGATGTAGTTGTTATCAACGAAGGTAAAGCTACACCTTTTGATGAATTAGCAAGTCTTATCCCTATTCATGTATCAGATAAACCTAAAGCTAAACGTCCATTAGATGAAGCTACTAAAGCTATTCTAGGTAACAACTCATCGAAGTTTATGAAGATCATTGAACGCTGCCGTAAAGATGACGGTTGTGGTCAACTCATTCATATTATGACTAAACAAGCTACTATAGAAGAACCTCTATGGAGATCAGGATTATCTATTGCAGCCTACTGTGAAGATTCTGAAGCTGCTATACATAACATATCTAAACATCACCCTGATTACGAATACGCTAGAACAGAAGCTAAAGCTAGTGGTATTCCAGGCCCACACACATGTAAACAATTTGAAGGCTTACGTCCTGAAGGTTGTGATGGATGTAAACACAAAGGTAAGATTACTTCACCTATAGAGTTAGGTAGAGTTATTCTACGTTCTAAAGGAGCAGACAATGTAGTTAAAGCTAAGTCTGAAGAATTAGGACAAGAGGTTACTTATCATATCCCTGACTATCCATTCCCTTATTTCAGAGGTAAGAATGGCGGTATCTATAAAACTGTAGCTGAAGAAGATGAAGAAGCTATTATGGTCTACGACTATGACTTTTATCTTGTTGAGATTCTACATGATCAAGCGGCAGGTTTCTGTGCATGGTTTAAGATGCACTTACCCTTTGATGGAGTGCAAGAGTTTATAGCACCTGTTACTCAATTATTATCTCGTGATGAAGCGCGTAAAGTTCTTAATGCCACAGGTATATTTAGAAACGGTAAGAAGCTAGATTATGTTATTGATTATATTATTGCGGTTTTAGAAGCACATCAAAAACAAAAGAAAGCTACTACCATGTATAAACAATACGGGTGGAATGCAACCTTTAATAAAATTATTATAGGTAATCGTGAGATTAGTGCTTTTGGAATTAAATATGTTCCTGTATCAGAAGCTTTAAAAGATGTGAACCCTGCCTTACAAAAGAAAGGGACATATGAAGAATGGAAAAAAGCCATATCTGTGTATGAAAGAAAAGGTATGGAGTTACGTGCATTTGGTTTCTTCTGTGCTTTTGGTTCTTTGTTAATGCCTTTCTTTAAAACAAGAGAAAAGTCAGCAGTTATAAATTTATATAATCCCAGTACGGGACAAGGTAAATCTACTGTATTACAAGCTATGACAAGTGTGTATGGTAATCCTGAAATGAATGCTAACCTTATTCAATTATGGGGTGATACAGGTAATGCCGTAATTAATCGTATGGGTTATATGAATAACTTACCTGCAGCAGTGGATGAATTTACTAAAGTAACTCCTGATCAACTACATGACTTCTTAAAGTTTATGTCTACAGGTCGTGGTAAAAATAGATTAGGTAGTAACGGCACAAATAGAGAAAGACAAAATGATACTATCTTTAATCTTATTTGCGTAGTGTCTTCTAATACAGATTTTAGAACAGTTATCTTTTCAAAGAATGCTCAAGCTAGTGGTGAGATGGCTCGCTTCTTACAAATAAGAATTGAGAAAGATCATACCTTATCTAAAACAGAAGCCGATGAATACTTTGGTCGTTTGTTTGATAATTATGGACATGCTGGAGAAATATATGCTCAATGGATTATATCTAATTTAGATATTGTCAAAGCTTCATTATTAGAAACTCAAAAGAGTATTGATAAAGCTTGGAATATTACAGGTGAAGACCGCAAATATTCTGCAACATTAGCTGCTGTATTCTTAGGCGCTCAAATAGCTAAACAGTTAGGTATCCATAATATTGATCTTGAACCTGTTAAACATGCTATAAAAATAGAGCTAGAGAAATCTAGAATAGAAATTAAAGCTCGTGATTTTGATGCTATGGAAACATTAACTGCGTTCTTGCATGAGAATTTAAAGAACACATTAGTTATAAATAGTAAGTCAGATTCACGAACAGGGTTACAGGAAGCTCCATTATTGAAACCAATCAATGAGTTACGAGTCAGAATTGAACCTGATACTAATACAATTTATATTCCTTGCGGTATAATGCGCTCACACCTAGAGGAGAACGGCAACGTTTCCTATGATGACTTTGTTAATAAGTTACGGGATAACAGTGTATTAAGACGTAGATCAGGTGATAGTAAAATAATGCATAAGGGCTTAGAGATTAGCGGTTCAGGACAAAGATGTCTATGGATTGATAACTCTAGCTTTGAAGAAATTATGACTAACAACTTACCATTGGACATACCAAGAAATGTTAACTAACGGTGTAGATTATCAAATAGATTGGCCTGCGTTTAAACCAGGCTCGTCTATCTTTATACCTGCTATAGATACAGAGGCAGCGATTAAAGCTATACAAAAAGAAAGTGAACGACTAGAGTTTCAATACGTTCACAAGGTTGTAATCGAAGAAGGTATTAAAGGAGTTCGTGTTTGGCGTTTATAAGCCAGCTTCTCTTCTAATCTTTTGAATATATTTAGCTTGTCCGCCTTTAAACTCTTCAAGATGATCAAACATAATAGCTTCTTCTTCTTTAATAAATCTAAGTTTTTGTTGTTTTTCATCAGGTGACATATATTTATCTTCCATAACAGAACGTTCCATTTTTCTAAGCTGAGATAAATATTTACCTAAATCATCAACCAATCCTTTTCTTACAATTAGATCACGTTTATTATCTTTAGATAGATAGACTTCAGTTTCTTCAGGACCTCTAAATTGTTGCTTATCTTTATATGTAGCGTATGCACGATCTACTTCATTTCTTAATTCATAGTAATCATTTTTAGCACGTGTACCAAATTCTTTAGCTATAAATGCAGAGGTGCCAGGTAACTCTGTAATATAATCTTGAACCGATTTAGAAGGTAATACATCACCTCTTATATCAGCCATCAAAGGATTAGTAGCCATTCTAATTAATCCTGCTGTGTATCCTAAATAACCATCTAAGAAGTGATCCCATTTCATTGGAGATGTACCTGTGTAATCACCTAATACTTTAGCCATTTCAGAAGTTCTTGCAGTGTATTGCATTTCTTCTTCTTTACCTGCTGGACCTGTACCTACAATAGGTCTACCTGTAAACATGTCGTAGTTATAAGCTAACTCTCCAACTGTTTTTAAAGCTTGAGGATAAGGTGAAGGACCTGTTACTGCGTTAGCTAAAGCACCACCTAATGATTTCCACATCTTAGTTGCATCTTCATCATCTTTAATATATCTATGATAAACATGTTCAGGAATAACTTTTGTAATTAACGATGCTAAATCAGGACGTATAGGAATACTCATACCACCTGTACCAGGGAATACAAATCGTCTATCACGAATAGATGGATCTAATTTTTCGTAATCGTCATCATCAGCAGTTAATGCTGCATAAAAGAAACTTAATATCATTGTCTTCATGATTGTATTTCGTAGTACCTTGTGTGCTTCTGCTCTTTGAGAAGGAGCAATACCCCTACCTGAAGCTATTTTCATCATAACATTTAAAGATTGTAAATAAGCACCAAAGAAAGGAATAACTTGACGACCTACTGATACTAACTTATTAGAACCTGTACGTCTAAAATTAATAACTTCAAAGGCACGTTCGGTAGCTAAGGCTTTATCACCTGTTTCTTTCATTGTCTGTGCATAGATAGCTTGACGAATGACGTTATCAGAAGCCATTGAAAATTTTTGTAATGGGTTTTTAATATACCGATCAAAGAATCCAGGTTTCTTCATACCTGCAGCTATCTCTGCGTCTAGCTTACTTACTTCAGCAGAGTAATCTCGAATACCCACAGCACCTACACTCTTTAATTGTTTTCTAGCTTGGCTTACACCTGTTGAGGTTTTAATAATTTCTTTCATAACTTCTAATGGTATGCCAAACGGATTATCTACACCTGAAGTAACCATCGCACTATAGGCATCTTGAAACACTTGAGATACAGAGAATAGTGGGTAGAGTACAATGTTTTGTCTTAATATGTTTGCAATCTTAGCCATCTTAGGGAACATAGGTAAGGCTACAGTTTCCATACCTGTAAACGCTTTAACAAATAACGGATCATTAAATTTATATTTATTAAGTCCACCATTTTGCCAAATAGCAATAGTGTTTTCTCTAGGGCTTGATACACCTGAAGGTATCTTGGTTACTTCATCTTCTAAATATTCATCAGCAGCTTTAACTAAATTTTGTGCAGTTTTATTGTTAATACCTTTTCTAATAACATAGGTAATCCAACGTTCCATATTATCAAACACGTTATTAACAGGCTGATTACTACCTTTAAATTTAGGATCAGTCAGCGCTCTATCCAATAATCCACGTGTATATTCTTTAGGGCCTTGGTTTTGTTCTAGTTGTTCTACACGATAGAACGGCACATAGTCCATTACATCTAATAGCGCTTCTACTTGATCTGCAGAATATAAACCAGAGTCAATACCAAATTTTAATACTTTCTCACGAATGCCATTCCATTGATCTACTATCTTATTTAATTCAGGTATCTCATCAAATAGTTTTAACCCTGCATTGATTTCTTTTGTAGTCATGTGGATATGTTTATAGTTCTTATCCCACATTTTTTTAGCTTCTTTATCTTTACCTTCAACTAAAAGATCAACGACATCTTCTTTTAATTCTCTATTGAAATCTTTTAATCCTTTTAGCCTTTGTGCAATCATCGCTACGTGTGCATACTGTTCCATCTTTTCATAAGGAACACCATACTTATCTGCTAAAGTCTTTACAGTCTGCATCATAGACTTCCAGCTATCTTTAGCTTTACTTACCACATATTTATGTAGTGTTTCATCATAAGCAATATTGCCATCTTCTAAGAACTGATGTGCAGGCGCTTCAGCGTGAAGAGCTTGAGATGTACTAATAGAATACATAACTTTCTTAGTTTCTTCCCATTCACCATTTTCTTCTAAACCACGTCTAATCGCATTACTTAACGCTGCATCTGATGAGAAGAAATTAGTTTCGGCTTTATCTAAGAAACGTTGGAACCCTTTCTGTTTGTTTTTAACAAATTGTGCAGGGTCATCTTTAAACTCTTGGAACGCTTTTGTTTCTTCAGCCTTTTCAGTTTTAATGTTAGTATCTTTAAGTAGCTTATCTAGACGATCTACTTTTTCTCTTGAATATAATTTTTCTTGAGGACCAAACTCAGGAATGGTAGCAGTACCTACTTGACGTGTGCCTGTAAATAAGTCAGGAGTTACACTAATAACATCACTTAATAGCGTGTTAGATATATCACCTAAGTTTAATAGTTGTTTAACGGAGTTAACAAAGTCTGACCATAAGGTACTTGTTGGAGGAGCGTCAGGTATTACACTTCGTTCACCTGCTAGGAATCTTTGGAAGGCTTCATTGTTATATGCGTTAGCAATAAACTCATCCATGTTTAGGAAGGTTTCACCAAAATCTAGTTCTTGTTGCATAGCAGCTACTTCAGCTGCGTCAAATATGTCTACCATCTTTTGACCTTGTGGTGTACGTGCCACAGGTCTACCGTTTTTCATGGTTACATGTTTTTTAAGTTCTAATGTAGTGGCACTATGTGTCGCTTCGTGGAATATTGTATCTACACCAGCATCAGGACTAATTGTCGTTTTATTTTGAAGTGGTGCATATGAACCAAACTCACCCTTCTCCATACCCATAACTTTATAGGTACCTTTAGTTACGTTAGGTAGTTTAGATATAACACGATGTAATACTTTTTGAACAGGGTTTAATTTATCAAAGTGTTGATTTTTTAATATAGTTAAAGCTTGACCTAATGTTTTAGCAGGCTTAGTTGTGTTAACTATAGCTTTGCCTTCAGGGGTACCTTCTATTTTAGATGGTAGTTCTTCTTCTCTACCTGCAAGGAACTCATCTTGTAAGTCTTTAACTTCTTCTTCAGGTAATGTTTTAAGAGCGCCCTCTGCTTTAGATATTTGCTTACCTTCTTGCTCAAGTGTTTTTCTTTCTTGAGGAGACATCTTAACTTTAAACTCATCATAGAGATTACTTAAAGTTATATAGTCACGTGCTTGTTGATTTAATTCTCTACGTTCAGTATCAATGACGTTAGGATTTTTTAAATCTTCTATGAGGTATCTTGGAGGATCTTTGAGTGCAGTAAGAACATTAGCTAAGTTATTTGACTGCTTAACTATAGGTAATGTAGGTGAAACCTTTTTAGCTAACTCTTTTAGCTTAGCTACATACTTGGAATATTTTACAGCTTCTTGAGTTTTAAGGTCTTCAACATACTTACGTCTAGCTTCATAACGTAAATTAAGATCAGGTTGATTGAGCAACTCCATGACACTCATGATGCGCTCTTTACCTTGAGTAGGTTCGGCTTTAGCTAGTGCAGCTTCACCTTTTAATACTTCAGTAGCTTGAGGTGTTAGTGGAGCTCGCTCTGGCTCTGCTCTTCCAATAGGTTGTCCAACATCACCCCCAGTAGTGTCCACTCCTGTAAGCTCACGTCCTTTAACTCTTCCGGCGTCTTCACGTACTCGTTTGGATTCATCAAGTGCTCGAACGCTAGCTCTATCTGCTTCACTTCTAGTTTCAAGTTGTATGGGTTTTGCATCAGCAGTCTCCTTTGTGGGTGTTGGCTGTTTAGTTAATTCTACCACAGGTGGTAGAGATGCTTTAAAGTTAGTAAATGTTTCTTCATTTACTTTAGTAGGATTGTTTTCGGCAACTTGATCAAGCAGTGCACGAGTTTCTTCCGTAGATATATCTTTACCTATTAATGATTTAAATGCATTACTAGATTTTCTGAATCCCAACGAAGTTAACGTAGCTTCATCGAGTATACTTGAAGGCTCAATCTCATCTTCAACAGGTTCAGCAATAGGTTTAGCTTTAGCTTGCAATCGTTTAGTTTTAATAGTTTCGGCTTGATCTTTAATCTGATCAAATAAACCTTCTTTAACATCGTCACGACTAGGCTGTTTAGCAACTGCATCTTCTAAATCATCACTTAGTACTTTGTCTTTAGCTTTAGTAGTTTCTTTAATCTCATTGGTTACTGCTTTAACTTCTTTATATTTACCGTATGCGCCAGCTGCACCACCAAGACCCGAACCTACTGCTAATGCGCCCCATCCAGCTTCAAAGTATTCTTTGTTAGCTTCGTCACCACTTAGTGGTAAACCTGCTTGGTAACGTTCTGCAGCTTGTTCTAATACTTCAGTAGGTACTTCTGAAAGACCTTTAACAGCACCGACACCTGCACCTTTAGCAATAGCAGCACCTTTTCTTTCAGCAAGTTCTTTAACAACTGCTTGACCTGCTTTAGCCCCACCTTTACCTAAACCTAAAGTAAATCTATCCACTACATAACCTAATGGTGCTGTAATAGCAGCCCATTTTTTAGCACTAGCAGGATCTAATTCTTGAGGAGCATTTTTTTCTAACGCTTGACGTTCCATAAAGTGTCCATATTGTTGAACACCATAAGTACCAATACCAACAGCAGCTCCAATGAAAGGAGCAGCAATACCGGTTGGAGCAGATAATACTGTAGCAGCGTAACCTGTTAATAAAGGCACTGCCATTTCAGGACCTGATTTGAGAATTTGTTCTACAACAAACGAAGGTACTTGCATACCTGCTGGAAGAATACCTTTTTCTTCTGCAATTCGTTGAATATCAGAAGCGGATAAAGTTTGAACAGCTGGAGGCACTTCACCTTTAGCTTTTATTTCTTGCATTTTAGCAGCTGCAGCTGCCATATCTTGATCAGTAGCAACGCTACCTAATTCTAAACCACGCTTAACTCCACCAAAAGATTCAAAACCTTCAGTTAAAGCTTGTTTAGTTCTAGCAAGAAAACCTGCATCTTCTGGTTTTGTTTCAGCTGAAATAGTAGGAGTAATACCTAACTCTTCAGGCGTGAATTCTTTTTTGATTGTTGCTGTAGGAGATAAACCTAATTCTTCAGGTGTAAATTCCTGTGGTGTACTAGGAAGCCCTAGTTCTTCAGGTGTGAATTCTTGCGCCATATTAAGTTATTTTTTCGTAGTTCCCATTAGGAAGTTTTCTAAAAGTACCTGTACCTGGAACAGTTACAGTACCATCAGGATTTATTATTGGTTTGACAGTTGTTGTAGCAGCTGGTTGGGTAACTGTAGAAGCTGCAGGTTTGGTAGAAGTAGGACCAAATGCACCTTCGGTATCACCCATAAGAAGTTTTAGATTCTTTTCAAAGTATTGTTTTTTAACTAAAGATTCTTTAGCTGGACCATCAGGACCTGAGAATTCAACTTTTCTAGCAGCGTCTGGATAATCTTTTTCAAATTCTTTTTGAGCATTATCTTTTGCTTTGTCAAATATTTCATAAGCTTTACCTGATTTATCTGCACGTGCTTTGTATCCTGCAATACGAACAGATGTTTCAAGCTCAGCATTTTTAAGACCAATTTGAGTATTAATATTATCTCTATCTTCAACGGCTTTCATAGCTGCAGAAGCATCACCACGAGCTTGAGCTTGTTGAGCTTCAAGAGTTTTTCTATCAGCCATTTTGTACATGCTATTAATTTCTCTTTGTGTTTTACCCATAGACCCAATAATAGAACCTGCTTTTTCACTACCTTTTGCTAATGCTCCACCAAAAGTAGGAGTTCCTGTTAAAGCACTACTATAAGCTAATAATAATTGTGCTTGATCCATTTTTTTAGCATCTTCTAATTCTTTAAGTCTTTCAGTTTTACTTTCTTCTAAAGTCTTTTTATAAAAATCAGGATCAACACCTAATTGTCTTTGAGCAGCTTGTTGATTAATTATATAGTCATCAAGTGCTATGCTTTCTCTAGGTTTCATTAAAGCTGCTTGTGCATCTTTATAATAGCTAGGATCATATTTAAATGGATCAGTGTATGATGGACCACCGTAAGCATAGTGTTTAACAGGACCACCATCATCAAATGCAACAATACCACCAGTAGCATAATTGTTTTCATCATACATATTACCTGTATCAAGTTCAGCTAAGCCACCATGTGCCATTTGTTCCATAGGCATTTCAGGTTGTGGAGCCATAGCTTCCATCATAGGTTGAGCTTCAGGTAATCCTGCTACACCCATCATTTGTGGTTGAGCTTCTTGTACTAAATCTTCTGCAACAGATTTTTCTTCTGGCTTGTTAGCTTGATAACTATTACGCATTTCTTTTCTGCGTTGTAACTCACTTAAAGCTAAATAGGTAGGTACTTGTCCTGAAGGATTTTGTACATATCCTACGAGCGTATCATCTGGAACACCTTTTAACTGATTTTGTATTTTAATAATGTTCATGTTTTATCCTAAAGCTTTAGAAAGACCAAGTAAACCTAAACCACCACCAAGAGCTTGTTGCATGCCAGAAGCTTGAGGTGCATATTGAATCTGTGTTTGAGCCAAGCCAGCATTTCCACGAAGCATTGCATTGTAGAACTCGAGTTGTTTCTTTTCCCAATCTCTTGCTTCCATAGCTTGTTGATATTGAATATCATTAATTTTTTGTTGTAGAGCTTGTTTTTCAGTTTCACTAGCCGCTTGAGTTTTAAGTCTTTCAAGATTAGCTGTTTGAGTAGCCGCTGCGTTTGCTGATTGAGCACGAGAAGCTTCAAGACCTGCTTGTAATCCGCTAACTCCTGTTTGACCTGCAAGTTGAGCTGCTGCTTGTTCGGCCGCTACATTAGCCTGTTGTGCTTGTAAACTACGAGCAGTGTCTTCACCATAAATCTTCTGCGCATTTTCAAATGCCGCTTGCTGGCCTTTAGTATATACGTCTGCAATATTTTGTTGAAGTCCGCGTTCTTGTTCTGCTTGCAATAAAGCTTGACGCGCGCCACCAAATGAACCTCTACCAATAGCGCCCATAGCGCCTTGTGATTTAGTAATATCACCTTGACGTCTTAATTCACGTGCTGCAATATCAGAAACATTAGTAGCATATGGAGACATATAATATGAAGCCGCTGCCGGACTAAATGTTCCTGTAGAAATACCTCTAGGCGTATACCCTAACGCTCTTGTTAAGCCAGCACCAGCTGTACCATAACCTAAACCGGAACCCATACCTAAACCTGTTTCAGCAGTACCAAAACCACCTGGTGTTGTAAGCCCTGCAATATCTCTTTGAATACCTACTTGACCGGGAGTAAACCCTGCAATTCTTTCACCTGTATAAGAAGGCATTGGTTTAACACCTGTAACTGCACCTGAAGTATCTGTTTCAAATACATTTTTACCTGCTGAAACAAGAGCTTGTTCAAAGAAGGGCTTTGCATATTCTGGTAAATTAGAAGTATAAGTAGTGCCTGTAGAAGTTTGTGTGCTACCTCCACCACCAGACCACAAAGTTAAAAAAGCATCCATAACCCACACAGGATTAAGGAACCATTTAAAGCCATCTAATAATTTCATATTGTTTTCTCCACCACGTGTGCTACGGAATCAAAACCCATTTTCATTTTATAAAGTCTAGCTTGCGCATCTTGTGCAAAAGCTCTTATCTTTGTGACACCTTGTGATCTAGCCCAAGCTTCAAACTGCTGGATTAAATCTTCTTCTACTAATGCTTTACCGCCCATAGATGTGATATGTAATACTCTATGATTAGGGTAGTTACTAATTTCAACTGCCGATGCGCCAATAATATTACCTGTTTCATCTACTGCAACAAGACATGTTTGTTTACCACTTACTAATAAAAACTTTATTTGATCAATACTATAATCATCGGTACTAAATTTAAATGATGATTCAAAAAAAGGTTCTATCTTTTTCCAGTACTGACTTATAAAGTCAGGTGCTACTATATTAATTTGTCTCATGCAGGCATGTATTTTTGAGGTTTAATTTGTTTACCTTGTTTAGTATGACCTGTTCTTGCTTTTCTAATGCGATCTAACATTGCATATAATTGTTTAGATCCTGCTTTAGAAGATCCATTACCGATATGACTTACCACATCAGCAGGGATTACAAATTCACCGTCAGCTAAACGCGCTGGTTGTTTACCTTCTATTGTAGCAGGAATTGAGTCAGACATACCATCACCGTCACCATTTAAATATCCTTGATGTCCACCTTTAGCAAAAGCAATTGGACCACCCATAGCATAGAATGTATCCGCCGCTTTAGCACGAGAACCTTCAGCAGCTAGGGTATTTAATCTACCAATACCATAACCATCTTTACTTAAGTTTTGTGCTCCTGTTGTTTGATCATTTGTACCATATAAATCTTGAATGCCACCTGATGAAATAGTACTTGCGGCAGTACCGACTGTACCTCCTGTTGCCATCAATCTTAAACCAGGTGAAGCTTGTGATAGATTTAATAAACCTGTTCTAGGATCTCTATATTTGTTTTCTTCGGCTTTACGTTTTTCTTCTAAACTTTCATCTGGTTTAGGATATAAATCTTCTTGTGCCCCAGCTAAACCTGCCATACCTATTGGAGCTGCTAAATCAAAAGCAGAACCCCCGGCTTGTTTAAATGCATCATATCCTGCACCAAATGGATCAGATCCAAGTTGTTTAACACCCGAAAGAACATCATCTATTCCACCTGCGCTAGAAGCTACAGTAGAAGCAGGTTGTCCTGCCAACACATTTGCACTAGGTAAATTAGGAACTAAGCTTGTTGCAAATTGATCAGTGGCTAATGGAGCATTCATACCCACGTCTTTAGCTAATTGAACACCAGGTTGTACGCTTCCTATATTTTTAATGCCTTGTCCCGCTGCTTGATCAAGCACTATATTAGATGATGCAGGAGTAGCAGCCGCGCCCATTTTACCAAATGTACCCGCTAAATTACCGCCACCATACCCACCAAGACCACCCATTAAACCGCCCATTAAAGGATCATCACCCTTAGCACCCGCAACTAAAGCGCCCGTTGCCATGCCACCTACAATAGGAGCTGCTTGAGCAGCTAAGCCTGTTAAACCTAAAGAGGCGCCACCTGTTGTAGGAGCTAAAGCAACACCGGCAAGAGTAGGAAGTAAACTAGTAAAGAAGTCACCAAAGTCAAAAGCTTCAGGCATATTTGTATGAGGATTAGTATGTAGTTTGTGTCCTGTCATAGCTCCAACGGCTTTTAACCCCGCTACTTCAGATGGGCTAACGTGCATAAGCATGGAATCACCATGTCTACCGAGGGAGGCTAAACCTTTAGCTAGTTGATGTGTTGCCATAAAACGTCCTTTTTAATATAGTGTAATGTTAACATAATTAAAGTCTTGAAACAAAAGTAATTGAGCCTATTGCTGATGGAATAGCTGGTCTAGCATAAGGTACGGTTTGAGCAGTATCATGATAAATATAAACCCCGGCTGTAGGAACGGTAGGGTTACCTGCTAAGTCCGTTGCCCAATATAGTTCAATTTCGTCTCCTGAATCTATTTCAAACGTAACTTCAGAATATCCAGCAACATAACTAGGTACTAACGCACTTTTACGGGCTGGAACACTAAACGCTGTAGTAGAATTAGCAAGATCAATGCCATTTACTTTTAACCAAACTACTGCCTCATGTATAGCATTATCCGTATTAACAAATTGAAGACTATATCGAATAGTATAAACACCTGAGTATCCTGCTGTTGCAGAGCCTGGTGAATTTAAAGTCCATCCTAATCCAGAATCTAAAGTATTCCACTTTACTACTGTAGGCGTATCATTACCTGTTGCTACTTGATCAGTTGAATCAGAAGCTGCAATATGAGGAAAACTTAAACTTGATCCTCCATCAGCATTACTTAATGTAGCCGTAAACGCATCTAATGTATTAAAGTAGACGCGTAGTTGTTGATTAAGTAAATCAAAATGTTGTTGTGAAAACTGTGTTGGTGTTAATGTTAACGCAGGTGCTTTAGTTGCCGATATAATTCTTTGAGCCATTAGTTCCTCATTCCGTCTGGACGGGCATCTACTCTTGGCATACCAAGTTGCCACTGAGTTCCCACAGTGTTTGACTCAATTCTAAAACTCATCTGACGACCACGAGCTCTTACAAAAACTTGATTTGTATATTGATCAACTGTGGCTGTTGCCGTTACTATGTTTCTAGCAGTAGTGACACCCGATGCATTTGTAGTAGCTGATGTAGCACCTGGGAAGTTTTGAACGCCTACAGTAATTGTAGTTTGAATAGTATTAGTGGCCCCTGTTATAGGATTAGTTTGTTCTGATTGTAAAAAGTTAATGTCTGGAATAATACGACGTATAAGCATATATTTATCACCATCATCAATATCAACGTTTGCAGACTGAATGTAAGCCGAAATAGGTAGAGGTGCTGCACCATTAGGTTGACCATCATCTACGCCGTTTTCTTGATCGTACAACCAACCATCTGCAACTGCAATAGGATTAGTGAAGTCACCAGAATCTAACCAAGCGGTTCTATTTAACTGACCATAGTACCAAATACTTTCTGAATAGTTATATATGACATAGCGATCAATTTCATTTGATGTACCCGAGCAGTAGAACCAAACAATTTCATTAAACTGATTATTAGTACCCGCAAAGAATAGTTGTGACTGGTTATAGTTAATATCAGAGAATATGTATTGACGTAGTGTACAAGGTAATGCATCCACACGACCAGAGTATGTGAAGAACTTATCTCGTCCCATCCAGTAAACTACATTATTAATACCTACAATCGCATTAGGTCCTGCAATAGAAATATTATGTGATAACTCTTGTAAACCAAACACTTCTGTAGTACCTAAGAACTGCATGGATGTAAGTGAAGTATCAGTAAAGATCAACATTTCTTGTCTTGAATTTAGTGCCGCTATAATTGTAGAGCCTGATTGTAGTCTTAAGAACCCTGCTGTATTTGTAGCAGTGGGTTGCCATACTTCTGGCTCAGGACCAATCGTTGCATCTACGTTTGCCCAGCGAATTAGTAGTGGATCATAGCTGCCGGTATAATTATTGTATACATATGTACCTACTGTTGAAGCGTTACCAGCAGGCGCTGTTAACATAGTGTAACTAAAATGTGTTGCATCAATGTAAGTAATTTGGAAAGTGCCATTAAACTGAGTAGGTATTGCACCTGTTACAGTAATATAATCACCTGATTGTAAGTTATAAGCAGTAGTCGTTGTAACAGTAGCCGTTAAATTACCAGTACCACCACGAGTCATAGTAGATATTGTTGCCCCTGCTACAGTTGAGGTTTGATAATTAGTACAACCTAGTGCTACATAATGCCCTGATGACGCAAACAATGCATAATCAACTTCTCTAGGAACGGCAATAGCTCCTGGTACAGACTGTAATGTAACTGCTCGTGTTGCAAAAGATGAATCGTATTCCCAATAATAAAGATCAGAGCCATTAATATTAAAGACTAAGCTCTGATTAAAGTTATCAAAAAATT